CTTTCATTCTTTGTTGGCAGAAAGTTCTGATCATTCATAATATGATTAATTCTCTTAATTAAGTTACTTTTAATTAAATCTAAATCTTCATTTGAATAGGTATGAGACTTTAATCTATTAGTTCTAAGGTAATGTAATGAGGCCGTAATCTCTTTACCTGGAAAAAAATGAGATGCAGCTAACGCATATATGCCAAGCTGAAGATTACTGTGCACGTCTTTTGCAGCGACTTCTCTTTTGCCAGTCTTATAGTCTACGATATGTACAGAGTCCCCAATTACGTCTACTCTGTCTATAAAGCCAATAATTAAATAGTTTCCTATAATAAACTTAAAGCCCATTTCTTTTTCAAATACATCAAATAACTTTCCTTCATTTGTGTCATAAAATTCTTCTATAATTTCATGCCCGACAGAAATCAGTGTTTTTGATATTTGTGAATTAGGGTCTAAAGATAGTGTATGTTCTTGATATTTATTTTTCATATCATCAAAAGACAAGGTGTCAGTACTTGACACAACGTCCTCTAAAACCGCATGAACGATATTTCCAAGAACAGCAGCCTCGCCAAATTGCCTTGGCTCTCTCTTTATATAAGAAAAAAAATATTTAGAAGGACACATTTCATAAGTGTCTATCCTTGAATAACTAAACTCTGTTAGGGATAATTTTTCAAAATCAGATAAATCATCTATACTTTTTATATCTAAAGAACTCATTTATCATCTTCTTCAAAAGAAGAAACTATGTTTCCATTACTGTCATATTCATTTCCAGAATCATCTAAGATATGACCAGTATATTTATTTCTATAGATACCTTCTCCTATAGAAACCCATCCACTTTGGCCTATTTCCATATGATCATCTTCAACGTATGGCCACATTTTCATCTCCTATTTTAATATTGCATTTGGCAAAATCTTCTATATTTGAATAGTAATTAAGAACCGTATATAAGTCCTTTAATTCATCTTCTGTACAATATAAGCCAACTACTCCTACTTGAATAAAGTATTTAGACTGAAATCCCTGCTCTTGGTCATATTCGATTAGAGTAACGTTACTTAAAGTTACGCGTCCTGATTCGTGCTTTATCATATTAATCCTCATCTACAATCGTTATAGGGTTCCAGTTAGGGTCGTTTAGCTTTTCTCTCATATCCTTAACGTATGAGTCCCAGTCTCTCTCGTCTTCAGACTTCTTTTCATATTTGACTGTACCCTTAAAAGGATTAGATTTAAATCTAGTCATTACAAGTCGACCTTCTTGTGTTCTCCATCTTAAAACGCCATTTTTACAATCGCAGAAGTCATCCGGATGTGGTTCTATTTTACCTTCTGGATCGTATCTACCAGAACACGATTTGCACTTACTGTACCTACCCTTATCCTGGCATCTGTTGCATGAACTACAAAAAATCCAACATGGGTTTTCTGTAGGGTTTTTATAAGATCCTTTTGCACTCATTGTGATTCCTTTAATATTTGTTCTAGTTGATCTTTAACTGATAAAGATGTTGATTTATTAAATCTAACATTTATTTTTTGTGGGCCCTCTTGTATTTCTATAAATACATATGATCCACCATTATTTGCATTAATTATATCATTAATCTTTGTCATATTTTCTTTAGATACATTTGAATTTGTTTTTAAATATATTGGTTTACCACCTGCAAATTTGCTTAAATCAAATTTCTCACAAGAATTTAAAACAAGTTTTGTTGTATAGTTTTCATCGTCTCCATCTCTTGATATTGACCCATTGAGTAGAACAACTTCTCCGTCAACAAAGAAGTCTTCTGAATAGTTTTTTGATTCTCTTGGAAAAACTATAACTTCAATATCAGATGATATATCTTCAATATTAAACTTATACATCCTCATGCCTTTTTTTGTTAAAATCTTTTTTGTTGATGATAATATTCCAGCAACAGTTACTCTATTGCCGACCTCTTTATCTTTAATGTCTACGATTTCATCAGATACTGAAGTGGATATAATATCCCATATTCCATCTACTGGATTTTTAGATATGTAAACACCAAGTTCTTCTTTCTCTTTTTCCAAAAGACTAAGCTCAGTTCTTCTTCCAAAAGAATCGTCTATATCATCTGTGATAAGTTCATCAAAAGCGCCAGAGGCTGCCAAATGTTCCATGGTACTCTTCTTTAGTACCGCCACGTTAGTTCTTCTCAAGAAGTCATGCATTGAAGTGTAGGGCTTAGATTCATTTCTGTTACTTAATATAGCTTCAGAAACTGCATAACCTATTCCATTAATTGCTGACAGCCCAAAAACAATCTGGGAATCATTTAAAACAGTAAAGTCTTCTTGAGAACTATTTATAGAAGGAGGCAGTACCTCTATTCCAACTTTTCTGCAGTCAGAAAGATATAGAGAAAGTTTATCTTTATTACCAGCTACTGATGTTAGTAGCGCTGCCATATACTCTGACCTATAATTCGTTTTAAGATAAGCAGTTATATAAGATATCATGGCATAGCTAGCAGCATGAGCTCTGTTAAATCCATATCCACCAAAATACTCAATGTCAGAATATATTTTATTGGCTTTATCTTTAGATAAACCAGAAGTAGCTACGCATCCGTCTACAAACTTCTGTCTAAAAAGAGCTATCTTATCCATTAACTTTTTGCCTATGACTTTTCTTAAGTCATCAGCTTCTGCTGAGCTAAACCCAGCTAACTCTCTAGAAACCCCTAGTACATCTTCCTGATATAACATGATGCCTAGAGATGGTCCAAGCACTTTTTCTAAATTTGGATGGTCGTATTCAATTTTTGATCGACCATGTTTTCTGTCAATGTATAATTTATCCATTCCTGAACCCATTGGCCCAGGTCTATAAAGAGAAATTAAAGCCATTATGTCTTCAATGTTTTGTGGTTGAAGCTGAACCATTAGCTCTCTCATGCCAGAAGACTCGAGCTGAAATACTCCTATTGCATTTCCCTTACAAAGTTCTGCATACGTAGATTTATCGTCTAGTGGTATTTTATCAATATCTAAATCTATGCCACGATGTTTCTTAACTAACTTTACACATTTGTCAATTACACCAAGATTTCTTAATCCCAAAAAGTCAATCTTTAATAGTCCACACTGTTCAACTCTTCCCATATCCCACTGGGTAATTACAGGATTATCTTCGCCTTTTCTCATGATTGGAAGATAGTCAACTAAAGGCCCTTTTGATATAACTATTCCAGCTGCATGCATGCCAGTTTGTCTAACCAAACCCTCGAGACCAAAAGCTGTGTCAATAATTGTTTTGCTGTCCGAATCTGTTTGATACAGCTTTGCGAAGTCTGTAACCTCCATGCACTCTGAGAGCGTCTTAGATACGCCCAGAACAGGTGGAGGAACTAGTTTTGCTACCTTATCTCCAGAAATAAAATCGTAACCAAGAGCTCTAGCCGCATCTCTAATTGATTGTCTAGCTCCAGTTCTGTTAAATGTGCATATATGCGCAACTCTGTCACTTCCATATTTTTGTCTAGCATACTCAATAACCTTATCTCTATGTCGGTCATCAAAGTCTAAATCAATATCTGGCATAGACTTTCTGCCTTCAACTAAAAATCTTTCAAACATTAGACCAAATCTAATTGGATCAAGATTTGTAATATCAAAAGCGTAGGACAGAACGCTTCCTGCAGCTGAGCCTCTACCCCACCCAACTCTAATATCATTAGATTTTGCCCACTTAACTAAATCAGATACGACCAAAAAGTACTCTGGGAAGCCCATGTCTTTGACTACTTTTAATTCATGATTAGCTCTCTCAAGTATATGCTGAGGCAGTGGGTCTCCGTACCTCTTCTTCAAACCTTCCCATGCAAGGCGCTCGAAATAGTCAATTGAGTCTTCCTGTGTTGGAATTGGAAAGTTTGGAAAGTGTATTTCACCAAACGACAAATCAATATCAACCATATCGTTGACTATCATTGTGTTTGATAACCACTCTTCTGGAAATGTCTTGTTCATATCTTCATATGATTGAAGATAAAACTCATCACCAGAAAAAGAAAATCTATCTGGGGTATTTATATTTGAGTTTGTTGCTACGCAAAGCATTATATCATGTGCTTTAGAGTCTGATCTCTCTACGTAGTGACAGTCTCCTGTTGGAACTATCTTTGCTCCAATTTTTTTAGCTATCTCAATTAGCTGGTCAGATATTTTTCTTTGTTCTGTTAGTCCATGATCTTGAATTTCTATGAAATAGTTTTCTTTTCCGAACTATGTCTTGCATTTTTTTTGCAGACATCAATGCAAATTCGTAATCGTTTCGCAGAAGTGCTTGAGCTACCTCACCGTTTAAGCACCCTGATAGAACAATGATTCCTTCAGAGTGCTCCTCAATTAGCGAGTGATCTATTCTCGGCTTGCCATAGTATCCTTGTAAGAAAGACTTAGAAGACATCTTAATTATATTATGATATCCCACATTATTTTTTGCAAGGATTGTTATATGGTATGGGCCTCTCTGCTCCCACTCGTTTTTTGCTGGACCAGATCTTTCTTCTTCATCTCTATCAAATCTTGTTTTTCTTGCCTGATAAAACTCAGATCCTAATATTGGCTTAACTCCTGCAGCCTTACCAGCATCATAGAAATCAAGCCATGAGTGAATGTTCCCGTGATCTGTTGTTGCCAGGCCGGACATTCCAAGCCTTTTTGCTCTGTCTAAGTATTTATACACATCACCATGACCATCTAGCATTGAGTAGACGGTATGGTTATGAAGATTGGTCCAGTTTTTCAACTAATTCCTCTGTCTCTGTCTGACTGTCTTAAGGATCTATCTCTTGTTTCTCTGTAAGTAATTATAACGACCCCTCCACAGTACTTACATACTGGAGGCGTTCCATTTTGTGCAAACTTACTATCATACATGTACTGCATTGGTTGGTCTGATTTACACTCAGAACAAACACCAATTACATCATCTTCACTTTCCATTTTTTTGCTCCTTTTCATTTATTGTATCATAAGCAAATCTGATAGGCGATGGAGATATTTTTTCTTGAGTCTCAACATATCTTTCGCCAACTTTTACCCATTTATTCTTCTTGTCTAACTGACACTCCCCACAACCTACACCAACAGAGTTTGCTCTCTCACATGTGTAGGGCCTACCGCCAATCCCCATTTGTCTTCTTTTGATCCAGTCATTGATATGGGCTGATGACTTTTGAAAGTTGTAATCATTACATTTACTAAGTATTTCATGCAGGTAAATAATAGACTCTTCTGTATATGTGAGAACAGAACACAAAAAAAGTCTGGCTTCATGCTCTAGAAAACCAGTTGATTCTGCTTGTTGTTCAAGTCTTTTTATAGCAGAACAATTGTTAAGAAGTTTTTGCTTGTTGAAGTTCTTATGACTATTAGATACTTCTTTAAAAGCTTTTGATCCATACTTATTAAAGTATTCAAGTGGATTGTCTTTTTTCTTAAAAGACTCTTCCATATCATAGGTATATTGTCTATACCATTCATTTGATTTATAACTAAATTCTTGATCTGCTACTAATAATGACTGAGGGTTTTTTGCATATTCACATATCTCAGCAATGTCGGCATGAATCAAGTTGTGTCCATCTTTTGGATTTAACAATACTTTATGAAGACCAGTTGATTGATGCTTTGAGTTTGGATATCTCCACATTCTTCTTTGATCATAAACAGAAAAATCAAGCGTTGAGAGATCTAGCTTTGTTTTTATGTCATTTGCTATATATCTATATACTTTTGACAATTCGTTTGACGGACTAATGCCAAGAGCTACTGGTTCGCATTCTATGTGAAAACCTTTTTTACCAGTAAAGTAGACTAGAACTGATGCTTCTGGAACAAACTGCAACAAATGGTTGTATAGAGCTTTACATTCAACGAATGCAATTTCTATATCTTCACTGTCCATATCAAAATAAAGCGGACCCAATCTAGTTGCTTTGTGTATATCTTTACTATTATACGCAAATACAGAAGTATATATACCAGTATTATTGTTCTTAGTACTATATTCATTGATGTTAGAGCATGAGAGCATCATTGGCTCTCCACCTTCTTTGTCTCTAATAACTCTAGACAGAGAGGGAACGTATCTAGCTACCTCATAATACTTCCACTGAGATAGATAATTATTGTCTTCAGATATTTTCATGGATATCTATCATACCACTTTCGTCATCATAGGTCCACAAGTGAATCGGAGTTGATAGATCTACATCTTCTTTATGGGTTCTATAATAAACAGATTCATTAATATAATAATCTAAATTTTGAAGTATAATAAATCTTTTCTCTAACCTGTTTTCTGTTTCCAAGTTAAAACATCCATCTCTCTTTTATAACCTGATCGCCATCTACTACATAGTGAACTTTAGAAGCTATATTGTCTGCTAAATGAACTATCATGTCAAGATATGTTATTGGATTTGTTTCTGGCACTGGAGACCATGGCCCAAGGTGACATCTTACTAATCTTAGAATTGATTGAACAATTTCTTCTGAAAGATATATTGTTGATGATTGGTTTTCTGAAGCGTAGTTTCTGTCATAGTCTTGACACTTTTTAACAAATGGCCCAACAGTATAAGGATGCATTGGATCATACTGAAACATTTCTTTATCGACACTCATGCCTTTCGTCAAGTCGTGCAATAGGCATGCTGCTAAGACTATGTCTCTATCTTCATCTGGAAGAGTGTGAGAATCACACATTACATTAGCTGCCCTAACAACTCTCTTTGTGTGTATGACATTGCCACCCTCATTGTGTTCATCTATAGGATGATATTTTCTAGAAAAACTTGATGGTATTTTCCAAAAAGAATCAGCTCTTAATAAAATTGATCTCACAAAAGATTTTATAGATTCATCTTTAATAAGGTTAATCTCATTCAAAAGTGGTTCAAGTATTTTGTCTTCTTCTTTTAAGAAGGAAATTTCTTTCTTTGCGGAAAGTATCTCGTCTAATATATCATCTTTCATTATTGCTCATTTCTTTTTTAAACCATTTATCCCATTTTGCGCAGGGCTTGTCATGAGGGCACTGTTTGCAATATGTTGTAACACCTCTTCTAGAGGGAAATACTTTTTCATTTTCTATGGAATTACTCCAGTATTTGAGTGCATCTATATCTTCGTTATTAATTTCATATTGAACAAATTCTGGTTTGGGGTGAATTAGATCGTAGTAACCAAACTTAGCATTGTTTACTTTACTGCCATAAGAGTGCTCAAACCCCCTATGCATCACTGCAAAATCTGCTACGTGCATAAACTCATTTTTTAACTTATAATTAAAAACCCATTTAACAACATAAACGTCTTTGTCTAAACTATATATAAGATCAAAAGAATCTTCAATATATAAAGATTTATTAATTGGAACAATAAAGCTATTGTCTATTCCCATTGGAATAATTTCTGGACTTGAATAATACTCAACAAGATTAAGTAATGCTCCAGCAGCCTTAGTTGTTAAGCTAGACATGTTTCCATAAAGACTCTCATGCTGTTCGTGTATTATGTCATAAGCTGTTGTATCTTTTGGATACCACAACTTTTGCCACCTATTTAACAAAGATGAGTATGAAGCTATAACGCCAGATTGTTTTTTGTAAAAGAAAAACTGCACTACGTTTTTCATTGTGTTTTCAAACCTTTGCGTTATTAAGTGTCTTCCGCCAATTGTTTCTGGAAGATTTTGATTATATCTAAAATCATATAATCTCTCACATGTTTGAAAATCTTTTATTTCTTTAACGGTAATTTTTTTCATTTTTCTCCTAGATAATAGACATTGATTCTGCAATCTCGTCTATATAAGATTGATTTTCTGATGAAGAGTATGAATCATTTGTTATTGGCTCATACTCTTCATATGTCTTTTTTTCGTCTACATATCTGACTAACGGAGAATCATAAACAAATGTTGAACCAGTTATTCTGTTCTTTGGTATTTGCAACTGCATGATTGTCTCGTCTTCTGATTCGTCTCCACTGATTAGTTTCTTTTCTGTTATAAAAATTGTGACTGCACACTTTTGTTGAATTGCTAAAGATCCACCAGTATCCGATTGTTGTACTACTTCACGTCTTTCTTTCATTCTATTGGCGTTTTCCTGGGCTGTGATGATTAAAACGCAATTCATATCTCTTGCTAATTTTTCTAATCTAACCATCATCTCTTCAAATTCGCCCCATC